GGTACGGGTACGGGGAAAACATCGGAGAGATCGCCGGCCATCAGATCCGAGCGTATCCCCCGTGGGATGGCTATCTCGCGGTCGGCTGCGAGCTGCACGCCGTAGCGTGGTGGCGTGACAACTGGCGCGATCTGGCCGAGCGGCACGATGCGACGGTGACTGAGGCGCAGGCGACGGGGGTGTTAGCGAGGGTGGCACAATGACCCTCGTCGCCCGCACCCTGTGCCGCGTCCTCGGGCATCGTTACGACACGGAGCGCAAACACTTTCCGAGCAGCTCCCCGGCGTTCATTGACTGGCCGCGGTGCCAGCGATGCAGGGAGTGGGCGTGATCGTCCTCAGCCTCTGCGACCGCTCCTGCCGCGCTGTTATGCCGTGGGCGGAGGCCGGCTACAAATGCATCTGCGTTGACGTGGAGGCCGGCGACTCGCCGCACCCAAACATCGAGACCGTGCGCGCGGACCTGCGCTGGTGGCTGCCGCCGCGCGGGGAGTACGCCTTCGCCATGGCGTGGCCGCCGTGCACCCATCTTGCGGTGAGCGGCGCCCGGTGGTTTGCCGACAAGGGCCTGTCCGCTCTCGTAGAGGGGCTCGAGCTCGTCGAGCGGTGCCGGGCTATTTGCGATTGGCTCGGCTGTCCGTGGATGCTCGAGAACCCGGTCGGGGTGCTTGGCAGCTACTGGCGAGCGCCGGACTACACGTTCAACCCGAACGAGTTCGCCGGCTATCTCGATGAGCCCGATGACGAGGCGTACACCAAAAAGACGTGTCTCTGGGTGGGGGGGGGGCTTTCGGATGCCGCGGCGTGACCCGGTGGCTGCGAGCGGTGGGTCGAAGATGCACCGGTTGCCGCCGTCTGATGAGCGAGCGACCCTTCGAAGCTTGACGCCCAACGGGTTTGCTCGAGCGTTGTTCGTTGCCAATGCGCCGCGGCAGGGAGGGCGGAGCTAATGGGCCGCGGCGTATGCAGTGGGTGCGGCTACTCGCTCTGGACCGAAGCGGGCAGTGAAGAGCACGCATGGAGCAAGGACAGCAAGCACCGCGCTGAGCTTTGGGAAATGGTCCCGCACAAGTTCCTCTCCGCGTACGGATGGGACGTTCCTCCGCATGAGGAGTTCCAGAAACGCTCGGTCTTGGTCTGGTGGTGCCCGAAGTGCAACCACTTGCAGGTGTTCCCGTGACAGCACCCAGGCTCCTCACCCCCGCCGATGTCTCTGAGCGACTTTCGATACCGCTCCGGTCTGCGCGCGCAAGGATGCGAGAGATTGGGCTCTTGCGGATGGGCCGGCTTTTGCGCGTGCGCGAGGACTCGCTCGAGAAGTACCTTGCAAGGTTAACCGAGGCACCATGCAATACCGACTCTTTCAGCGTAGCAGCGTCTGGTTTATCGACATCCGCGACGAACGGTTCGAAGGGGGCCGACTTAAAAAGTCTCTTAGAACAAGAGATCGGCCGGAAGCTCAAAGGCTCGCGTCCCAAATCATCGCCAAGTTCTCGCCGCAGGCCATCGGCTACAAAGCACTCGGAGCGGCCTTGACCGATGTCGCCAACTCCAAGAACAAAACGGCCACCATCGCGAGCTACCTCGCCAAGGTAAAGCCCCTGACCCGGGTGCTCGGTGAGGAGTTCAATCTCCTTACGCTCGATGACGAGACCGTGGGCGCCTACATCTCCACGCGCAGGGATGGCAAGGTCTCGGACCACACCATCCACAAGGAGCTATCGCTCCTTCGGCAGACGTGGGCGAGCTACTGCCCCGGGCGCCCGAATCCGGTGCCGAAGTTCTCCGCGAGCTACAAGCCCCGCAAACGCTTCCTCACGGTCACAGAGGCCGCCAAGCTCCTCCGGGCTGCCAACCGGAGCCAGTTCGCTCCGTGGCTCTGGATGGCGCTCTACGCTGGCTGTGAGGTCGGGGCGCTGGTGCGGATGGACTGGGGCAGCATCGATTTCGAGATGGGGCAAATCCACGTGCTTGGCACCAAGGCCGAGACCCGTGACCGGTACGTGCCGCTAAGCGCTGATTTGCGAGCGTACCTCGAGACGTTGGACAAGGATGCGCCCCTGCTCTGCCGGTGGCCATCTGCGCAAAGGTGGCGCCAGATGAACACGTGGTGCACGAAGTCCGGCGTGGGGCACGTCTCTATGACGGATCTGCGGCGGACGTTTGGTAGCTGGCTAAAGCAGGCCGGGGTCGATTCCAAGCGGATTGCGGACCTCATGGGCCACACGTCAACGATCATGGTGGACCGGGTCTATGGGCAGCTCGACGCCAAGGCGTATCGGGATGCGGTGGCGCAGCTGCCGAGTTTGCCGAAGTTGGTGGTGGTGTGAGCGAGCGTCGGGTCAGGTACCGAGTCTCGTTCTCGATCCCGGGGATGAACGACGGGCTTTCGATGCTGAGCGAACCATTTGACACAGAGGAAGGGGCGGTCAATTCAACCAAGGCGCTCCTCGCCCGACATCCCGGCCTGAGGTGGACCATCCAGGTCGAATGGCCAGACGGAGCCGCCATGAACGACCCCGCGTATCGGGAGATCCATTACGCCTTGCAGAAGCTCTGGACCCAGTACGCGGGGACCGATGGCTACGTGAAGGCCGACTGGGTTGCGCTCGACAACCTAATCGCTAAGGCGTGGAGGGCGCGATGGCCGGGAGCGTAACGGGCCCCCGATTGGGCCCTTTGACGGGCCTTCTACGGGTCCCTGGATGGTCCCAGTCGGTCCCAAACGGCTTTCGTTGCCCCGTGTGTGTTCCTCTGCCGAACGCCCTTACGTTGAAAACTCCAGGGATTACCGAGTGGGACAGGCCGGACTCGAACCGGCACTCCGAGATGGAAAGGGATTTTAAGTCCCTCTGCCGTATGAGCGTTCTAGCCTATATTTACCGCGTGTTTTTAACCGCTGCGAGCACGCTGGGCCTTCTTGTGGGACCCAGGGTAGTTACGCGTAGGCTTTGGAGGCGCGTGTGCTAGTCCCCGGCTTCTGCTTTTACGTCGAGAAGGGCGCCTGTGACTGCTGCGGTGCCAACGACCTGGAGCGCAGGGTGCTTCGTATCCTGTGCCCCGAGCCCAAGGATTACCCCACGAATGAGCTGAGGCTCTGCATTGGCTGCATCCATGACGAGTTTTTAGACCCGCGCCAGCTGGAGCTGGAACTCGAGCGGTTGCGGGCTGCTTGTGAACGGGTGTTTGGGTTCATACCGGACACAGAGGGCAAGTGACCAAGCGAACCGTGCTGGCGCCGGCGCCTGATAGCTTGAGTGCTCGCCTAGTCGATTCCCGCGTCGGGGACATTGTTATCTTTGAGAGCTACGGAGTAGACGTGTTGACGTTGCGTAGCGAAGAAGCCCGCCACCTCGCCCGCTGGCTGCGCGACAACGGGTTCTTGGACGAGCGGGGCCAGTGCAACGTGTGCAACGCCGCAGACGGCAGGTGCCAATACTGCGCGCCGGAGGACAGATAATGGAGGCTGCCTGCGCGACAATTGCAACGCTAGCCCTCTTTTTCTTTATTGCGTGGATGAGCCGTGACTAAGCCATCGCACACGACCGGGGAGGAGAGATTGAAGAACCTTAGATTTAGCTGCGAGGGCATAAAGAACGTAGCCGAACTCATGCGCCATTTTGGTGAAGAGACCCGGCGGCTAGGAAGGCCTTGAAATGACCAAGCCAAACCGTTGGCGGGCGTTCCTGGTCAACTTCTTCCTCTGCGGCTGGCTGGGCCATGACCTGGTGTACGCGGGGCCGGTCTGGAGGTGCCACCGGTGTGGCTGCTACACGGAGCGGTTTCGATGAGCGCCGAAACGTCGGAGACCAGGATGAGTGAGCCGTTGACCAAAGAGGAGCTGGACCGCATCGAAAAGACCGCGTGGTTCGCAGTCCTGAAACCGGGCTCGGTTGAGCGCCGATGCTTTGCTTCTTTGCGAAGGGCGTGGCAGGAGCGGGCAACGGCCGAAGACATGCTCGCGCAATACCGAGAGATTGCGCGGACCGTCCGCACCGCCGAACGCGAGGAGATAGCGCAGCTGTTCGAGGACAGTTTGTGGTGCCTTCAAAAAGGCGTGCCAATCGACACACGGCGCCGAGTAGCCTCCGCCATCCGCGACCGCGGCAAGGAGCCGGCCCGGCCCGAAAACGAAAAAGCCCGAGAGCCGTAGCCCTCGGGCAGCGCGGGGTTCACTCGAGGTTACCCGCCACGGGCAGAGTGACCGGGAGCTACCCGGATCCGCCCAAGCCTTCTAGAGTCTATCACGGACAGTTGTCGGGTCCGCCGACGACCGCGCACCTGCACTCTGCAAGAGGTTTGGTTTTCAGGCACTCAAGCATTTGCTCTTGCCGCCTCTCCCCGCAGTCTTTGGCCCCCCAGAGCAGGAGCGCGAAGAACGCGAGGATGGCTACGAAGCAAATCGTTTCCCCGATCTCTTTCACGGCAGCCGCACCCCCGCCACAAAGTTCTCGCGCCACTCGCCTTGCGGGTGCAGGAAGCTGTCGACCAGGGCGTACTTCTTGCCCCCGCGTTTCCGGTCCTTGTTGCCGTCGACGGTGATGAGCCGGTCTTTGTCCCTCCAGTGGCGGCGAGCGAAGGCGATATGGCTACCGACTCGGACGCCGAAGCGGTAGCGCTTCCAAAGGAGGATGTCCCCTGGCAGGAAGTCGTCGAAAACGATGATCGCCCCGGGCACCTTGGTCATCCCGTTGAAACAGTTCTCTGCGCTCGCCAGTGGCTTGAACGGCAGGTTGTCGGGGCCGCCGACCGCACACGCCGTCTTGGCGCACACCAAGATGCAACACCAGGACGGCGCCTCTCCTACGAGCCATGGGAGGCCCGCCTCCAGGCAAAGCTGGTCGATGTATGGCCCCCGGTTGTTCTTCCCGGGGACCTCGCCTTTCCCGATGTCCTGGATGGCCCCTTCGAGGCCGAGGAGGCCCAGGGACTTGTTGGCGACGATGCGCCGGCTGGGTGGTTCGCAGACGGGGGGCTTCATCGCTTCACGTCTCCTGGATCCTTGGGCGCCCCCTTGATCGGGTGCGGGTAGTAGGCCAGCGACTTCTGCAAACATCTGTCCGCCGCAGCCTGCACCGAGCCCATATCGCTATGGCCGCTCTTGTAGACGATGCCGCGCAGACACCCGCGCAGACGTTCAATCTCCTGCTCGGCTCGCTCGCGTCGGTCAATCTCAACGTCAAGGAGCTCGCGTACGGCGGCCACCATGTTCTCGGGCGACAGGGTCATCGTTGCACCACCAGGACGAATGCAAGGCTCATGGCGACGCCGGCCAGGACGCCGATCGCGTACGCCGACAGACGGCTCCCGCTCGGGCAAGGCTGCTTGCTCTTTTCGCACGCCTTCCACTTGTCCACGCATCCGGCGGCGACCTGCTCCTGGACGAGGCAGGCCCGAGCGGTCGATTCGTTGATCCAGTAGCCGTCCTCGTCGGTGACCAGGATCTGGATGTCCTCGTCGGAGAGCCGCGGCTTGGTGAGCTTGGAGCCGGCGGGAAGCGGGACGCTCTGAGCGTAGGCGTCGCAGCTGTGGAAGCAGGCCGACAGAAAGAAAAAGAGGGAGGCCAGGATGAGAGGCGTCCATCCCAACCGCGACACGCCGGTGTCTGTTGTTGGAGTCCTCGTCATTGCGTACCTGGCCCCCCAAGCTTGTCGAGCGCCGCGGCCACCTCGGGCGGAGCCATGGCGTCGATGACGGTCCCGGCTCGGGCAACCTCGGCCTGCATGGCGTCGTTTACGTGCTCTTCGCTCTTGAGCTCGGCCTTGGCGCGCTCGAGCTCGTTGCGATAGCTTCGCCAAAGGACGAGAGCCGCGACAACGCCCAGGACGATCGCGACGATGACCGGCCAGCCCACGCTACTCCCCCGGCTTGTACGGGTTCGTCTCGTCGAGCGGGATGGGCTTGCCGGCCTGGAGCCGGTCCGCCCACTTGCGGAGGAACGCGGCGATGTTGTCGTCCCACTTGGTCCTGGTCCAGGGCGAGACCACCAGCGCGATCGCCGCCAGCGCCCCCAAGACCAACCCCAGCGTCCGAACCATCTCATCGAATCCGAGCCATTCCATCGTCATCCCCCTGTCTGTTGGAGCAGCCACTTCGCGGCCACGTAGACCCAAGGCGCAAACCCGCCGGTCGCAACCGTCGCCACGAGCCAGCGATAGAACTTGGCTCGCTTCTCCGCCTCCTGGTCACGAATCTCCGAGTCGGCGCGCTTGCGGAGCAGCACCTCGATGCGGTCCTCGTACTTTTCCCAGAGCGTGCACGCCCATCCAGCCTGCGACGCGCAGAGGTCGCAATGGTCGTCGGTGTGGCTGTAGCCATGGCCGGGGTCTGTGCGCGGGCGCGTCATGTCCGTGTTACCAGCTCGCGATCCCGGTCTGATAGCGCACGTCCCCGAAGTGGAAGATGCGCGTGCCGGGCACGCCGCCGTCACACTTGCAGGCCAAGAGCAGCGTGTCGAGCGTGGCCCCGCCGGTGAAAGCAACGGAGCCTAGGTGTGTGCGATTCCCGGCCCTGTCGTAGACGTACGCGTCGTAGGTGTTGGTCCGCTTCTGGATCCGCCCAGCGCACCACTGCATGGTGCGAAGCGTTGTCGAGCCCGAGGAGACTTCCCCGACTCGCCCATAGCCGCCGCTGTCTTGATGATCGAACGCAGCGCCCAAGAAGTTGCTTCCGGTGACGTTCACGAGCGGATAAACGAACACGTTTTCTGTGGCTGCCGCATCAGTGGCAAGGCCGAGGCCGATTTGCCCGTAGTTCGTTCCAGACCACGCAACGTTGTTGTCGCTCCAGGCGCATTCAAAATACACGCTACAATCGGCCGCGAGCGTGATCGCCTGCGACAGGATGAAGTTCGTGTTGTCAATTGGCTGGACGCTCAGGTAGCCCGGGATGATGGTGCCGTAGGCTACGCGCGGATTCGTGGCGATCGTGGCATATGGATCAATTGCCGAGCCCGAGAATGCCGTGTTGGGAGTCCATTTTGCGTCGAGCGACCCCGCGGAGAACCTGTCGTCGAACGACGAGGGGCTCGCCGGGTCTGCGACAAGCGGAGGGATGCCGCCGCGGAGGGCAAGGATCTCCGCAATCGTCGCCTTGCGTCCAGCGTTGCTGGCGCTTACGTCCTCCACTCGGACGACGTCGTCAGTGGCGAGCGTCCCGATCGCCGTCAGCGCGTTGGTCAGCCCTGACAGGTTGTCGAGCGTGGCGAACGAGGAGTAAAACTTCACCCCCGTCGAGTTGTTCTCCGTCAGGATGCGATAGCCAGACGCAGCGCCCGGGCCACCTGCCGCGTTTACGTACTCGGACACGCCGTCGGTGTGGATGGCTGTGGTGTCGCTTCCGGGACCGCCGCCGCCGCCGCCGGATCCTCGTTTTCTGTTGCCAAGCCTCATGGTCTTTCTCCTGGCGAAGCCGGGCGCGTCACGCGCACGCTCCGTCATCAAACACCGCGACGTAGGTCCCAACGCCAAACCCGTCTGCCTGGTCACAGTAAAGCGCAAACGAGGACATCGCGGTCTCCGCAGGGGTCTGCGCCCAGACGACGCTCGAGAAGTAAATCTGGTCGGACAGCGGAACGCTCGCGTCGTAATAGGTGGCTCTGACGTTGAATATGCGGTCGAAACCGGACAGCTCATCCCACCAAAGCGCGATGGCGTATTCCTCGATGTCGGTGCTCGTACCCGCAATCCAGGCGTTGCGGTCGCCGACCGCTAGCGTATTCGACCCGCCGAGTCGCTGGTAGTACATGTTCGTTGTGGCCCCCGCCGGGCGTATCGTGTACAGGTGCGTCGGCGCTGGTGTCGTCGTAAAAATGCGCGCCTCGATTCGGTATCTCCGGCCAGTCGTAAAGCTGATGGAGGACAGCCCCGAGTCACCGCCTGAGCCTGCTATGATGGTTTGCTTGGCACTGCCTGAGACGGTGTGCGAGCCGAGGAGTTCCGTGCCCCCGCCGCTTACGGCGGCGCTTACGCTTCGGCTTCTTTGCCCAAGCCTCATTGCTGCGTCTTCTTCCGCGGATAGGCGGAGACGGTGACCGCAACCGCCGCGGAGAATGTGGCGGCCACGCAGTAACCAATCGTGCCCGGCTGGTGGACGAACGGGCCATCGAGGTACGCCTGATGCGCGGTGAGCGTAACCGTGGGCACGCCTGCGACGTCATCGCCGAGCGTCGCAACCTTGGCGAGCACTACGCGGTGAGTCCGGTTGGGCCCGTCAAGGGCGAAGTCCGACAGCGTGTGAGTCCCGGTGCCATCGCCCGTGATCGAAACCAGCGCGTTAGCGTCCGCGGCCAAGGCCCCGGCCCGCGAGGTGTAAAGCCTGAACGTGTTGGCGCCCGTGACGCCGACGTAATAGAGGCCCGTCTGCCCTTGCGGACCGTGCGCAACGTACCCCGCCGGCAACGCACCGCCGCTGTTGGTCATCTGCACCGGGCCAACCCCGCTTAAAAAGCCGTGTGAGGTGATGTTCACAGTCTCGGTTGCGTGGGTCGTCGTAAACGTCGCATCGGCGAACGTGTACGGCTCGAGCCGCATCGCATAAAGGGACGCCGCGGTGAGGTTGGTGGAACCTTCTGCAACGATTTGCAGAGCGAACTCATCTTCGGCCCAGCCTGGCGATCGTTGCCCATCGCCAATGTTCGCGATGACTCCGCAATCAGCGTCATCAGGGGGGAATGGGAGCGCGGTTTGCGCAGAGCAGATGAGCAAGCGAGAGCCACTCCATAGGGAGTCGCCCTGCCCGGTGGTGCCGAGAAGAGACATGCTGTTTCCTTTTCAGCCAGCTCTTTGCCGGCGTCGTTAATTGCTTAGCCGGCGCGGTTTTGCGCTGGCGTAGGCTCAAAAGCTTTGGATGAGACGCTGCCGAACTGGGGCGTTGCCTTGGGCGCGGTTCCGTCCTCGGTTCCGGGTTCGGCGAACTGCGTCTGGAGGGTGCGGAGAACTGCGGGGTGAAACGAGGGGTCCATCGGAACGCCGGTGAAGATGGTGAGCGCGAGCTTCTTCTTGTACGAAATCTTCCCCTTCTGCATTTCGGGGAGCTTTTCGATGACCTCGAGCTTCACCTGCTCGAACCATTCGGGATAGACCGACCGGAAGGCTTCCGCGTCCTCGGTGGTAACGTTGCCAGAAGAGAGACGCTCAAGCACCCCGGCGGGGTCCTGGGCTGCCTGCGCGGACCTGGCAAACGAGGCAATCTCCATTTCGGAGGGGCGCCACGAATCTTGCCCGAGCTGCATGGTGCCAAACTCGGGCCGCCTCGGAAGCTTGCTGGCGAGGAAGGCGATGCGTCGGGCCGCAACGGTCTCCATCCTGTCCGCCAGGAGCGGGCTCTGGAGCCTCAGCGGGGCCAGGGTCATCGCCATGCGCTCGCGCGCCTCCGGGCGCATCTCGAACGTCCCATCCGGCAGGGGCGCGGTCTGGTCGCGGAGTTCGCGCTCGCGCTCGCGGAACGACGCCACGAGTTTGAGCTTGGTGGGCGCCTGTGACAGAGGCGCAGCGGCGGCCGGTGCGTAACTCGTACCAGAGAGCACCTGAAGCGCTCCCCGCCGGGTCATGGGCGTGGCCTTGGCGGCCGTGTCGGCAAACGCCCCGATCGCCGCCGATGCCCGGCCGGCGACTTCTGCGCCAGCCTTGCCGAGACGGCCCGAGACGAGCCCGGTAAAGCGCTCGCCGAGTTCACGGCCAACCATGCCGCCGACCATTGCGCCGGCAGGCCCTGCGATCATGCCGCCGACCGTGGCAGCTCCGCCGGTGATGGCGGTGCTGGCGACGTTGGATGCCACGCTGCCGACAAGGCCCTTGCCGGCCCGTCTGGCCGCATCGAGCTCCTCGACGAGGGCGTAAAGCTTTTCGTTCTGCTCGAGGATCTGCGGTAGGCGCTCGTAGGCCTCTCGCCGCATGGAGGCAACCTGGCCGTCGCGAAGAGCGTCTCGGAACTTGGACGCGTCCCCAGCGTCCACCGACATCGTCGCGCCTCTCTCGGCCTTGAGCGTGGACTCCGGGTCTACGCCGTTTTTCCAGTTAACAAACTTCCGGGTCTCAGCCGCGTCGAGCTGCACGATGTTGTCGTCGGCCCGGGACTTGATGCGCGAATCGAGAGCGCCTGCCATGCGGTCTTCTTCTTTGGCGACGCGGGCGAGGAACTTGTCATCGGCGATGGCTTCGCGGAGCGCCTCGCTCTCTTTTTCGAGATGCTTGCGCACAGTCCAGGGGGTGCGCTCGAGCTCCTTGGGCGTGTCGGCAAGCTTGCCCATCCTGCTGCGGGCGTCCCACGCCTTGCCGGACGGGGCCCCGTCCAGGGCGAGAGCAACGTCGCGGTCGGTTGCGCTGCGATACGTCGTAAGCTGAGGGGCGAGCCCGTCCTCGGGCACCACGTCTGTGCGATTCTTCAGCCCCTCGGCATACTCGCCCGCAACCTTGCCCGCCTTCTTGAGGCCAAGCTCCGCAGCCTTGCCAAAGATGCCCAGCGCTCCGCCGATTGCCCCGCCGTAGAGCGCCTTTTCGCCAAGAACCGAGACCAGCCGCTCGGCGGTCACGGGGTCGTCTGAGAGACTGAGCTCGGTTACGCCTTGGCCGACGCCGAAGGCCACACCTTCAAGCCCCGTGGCGATACCGGCACCGGCAATCTTTGATACCGCACCGGCGCCCGCTCGGGCCGCCAGACGCTCGCCGAGGGCCGCGGTGCCGCGAGTGACTGCGCCGGCCGGAAGAGCCGTAACGCCTTTGGCGAGAGCGCCAGAGCCCCCTGCGGCCAGCGCTGCGACACCGCCAACGACCTCGCCGGCCAGCCCCGCGTTCGGATTGGCCTCGGTACGGAGGCGCATCTCCCTTTGCCGGTCGTCGCTGGCGAGCGCATCGGACAGGCCGAGAGTGAGCGTGCCGAGGCCCCGCTCCCCGAATGTCTGAACCGTGTCCAGCGCTCCGCCGTACTGACTCTCGACTTGCGCTGTTCGGGCCTGGTTAAACGACTCGGACAGGCTCGGGGACGAATAGCCGCGACGGAGGAACTTGGCAGCCTCGGACGCAGGAACGGCGAGGTCTCGCCCCGAGATCGGGTCTCGGACCGGGACGGATGACGCGCCAAAGCCCTCGCCGATCGCTGCCTCGAGCTCGTCGGCCGAGTTTACCGCTCGGACTTCCCCGCCCCTGTTTACGAGAATCGGCATTCTATTGCTGCGGCTTCCCTGCGCGTTTCAGCACGCCGTTGAATCCGAGCTTTTGGAGCTCGCCGGTTTCCTTGGCCTTCACCAAGATCGCCTTCTGCTCCGGCGTAAACTCCGATCGCCAGCCATCGCTGTATTCCGGGAACTCTTGCTTGAAGAGCTCGTCGGAGCTGGTGCGCTGGAGGGTTTGCCTCATCCCAGCGACGCCCTCCGCCCCCACGACCTTCTCTGCGTTGGCGAGCCCCTGCGCGAATGCCGGGTCGAAGGCTAGGCTCGGAGTGTCGCGAAGCACCGTCCGCAGAGACTCAAGGCCCTGCTTCACGTCTGCCGGGTTGGATGAGTTCAGGCCGGCGAGGGCTACCCTGTCCGGGCTCTGGGTGCTCTTCGGTGCCGTGTCGTGGAGGAACGGGAACTGCTGGAGGTCGATGTCCTTGTCCACGTCGAGGGCTTCTCGTTTGAATGCGTCACGGGCCTGCTTCATGAAGGCGTTACCCTTGGTGAGGGCCGCCGTGTCGCGGATGGAGGTCGGGTCTCCGACGACGGTGTCCATGAATTTGACGTAACCCTCGTCAAGCGTGCCGCCCTTGGATGCCTTGCGATAGTCGTCCTTTATCCCGCCGCCCAGACCCTCGATCTCCTGCATTTTCTCGCCGTAGAGCGGGCTGCTTTTTTCCGTGACAGAAAGCTCGCCGCGAAGCTCAACGATTCGCCTCCACTTCGCATCCATGGACGCCAGCGCGTTCTTCTTTTCCTCGAACTCGGTGAGCTGCTTTTCCGTACGCGCAACGACGGGCGCCTGCGTGACCGTGCCGTCTGCGTTCTTCACGTTCTTCATGACGGTCTGGCTTTGGCGCTGGCCCATCTCGGCCATGTGCTTTGTGTACTGCTCCGCGGTGAGGCCGCCGTATTTGCCCTTCTCGGCCTGGAGGTCGTTGTACTCGCGCACGTCTTGCTCATATCGCTTCTCGCCCGTGACTGCGCCCTTCCACGAAGCCGCGGCACTCGTCTGCGCAGCCTTGGCCTGGCGCAACTTGATGCCCTCTTCGAACATCTGCTGGCGCTGCTTTTCGCGAGACGCTGCGATGGCGTCGTCCACAGACTTCACAGCCGCGGCCGCTCGCCGGTAAGAGTCGCCAGCCGGGTCGAACTGGCCCATCGCCACCTCGGCCTTCTGCTTCAAGTCCTGAAGCATGGCGAGGCGCGACGTTTCCATCGCTTCATAGACGTTTTTGCCGCGGTTAACCTGGTCGTTCACGAGGCCCCGGCGCTCGCCAAGGCCGGCGCGCTGATTCATCAGGTCCTGGCGCTGAGCTTCGACGTCGCCGTCGATCTCTTTCATGACCAGGTCCAGGCCCGAGTTCTGTCCCCCACGATAGGGCGAAAGCAGGCCGCCGATGATGGCGGAGAACATCGCGCCAATCTTTCCGGCGGTGGACTGGTTTCTAAACCACCGGCCGCGGTCTTCTTTCGTGCCTGCGATGGCCTTGGCCTCTCGGTCAAACTCGTCAGCCTTATCGTCGGCAAACCTGTTCAGGTCGGCGACGAACCGCGCGCCATCGCGAACCTGACGCTCGTTTTCGATGATGCCGTCCTCAACGACCTTGAGGCCAACCTGCTCCCTGTCGCTCTCGGCCAGGCTGCTGTCTTTGGCGAATTCCTGCGGGGTCTTTGTGTACTCGGCCTGAACCCCCGCCGCTGTCGGGTCCGCAGGCTGAGCCTGCGCGGGGGCGGACGCCGCGCCCTGCTGGGTCGGAGTAGCCTTTGCGAACGCAGCGCCAAACGCAGGGATCTTCCACGCATCCGGCAGCGGCTCTTCTGGGGCCGCTTGAAACATCGGAGCCTGCTCTGGCTCGGGGGCAACGAGCTGAGGAGCCTGCTCGGGGGCGGCCCCGAACAGCGGCGCAGCTGGCGCCTGTAGCTCCTGCGGACCCGCATCGCTAAACCACGCCGGTGGCGGGAATGGGCCTGCGTCTACGGGCTCAGGAGCAGCCGCTGGCTGCTGCATCCATGGCGCAGGCGGAAGCTCTTCGCCCGGCATGGGCGAATAAGGAGCGGTTAGCGTCGGGTCAAAGGGGTTCGACATCGGTTTAGCCGCGCGCCTCCACCTTGGAGAGCCGTTTGTCGAGGCTGGCCGCGGCAGCCGCTAACGCGCCGGCAAGCTTGGCACCGTGAACAGCCTTGCCCTCGCTGGTCTCGATGACCGCCTGCCTGCCGAGCCGGGTCTTCTCCAGATCCTGCGCCATGATGCCGAGCTGCTCGCCCTTGCCGTGCTTTTCGTCTTTGTACTTGTACTTGTACGCCTTGAGCGCGCGCAGAAACTGAGTGGCGTCGTCGTCGGCGCCTGCGATGTCCTGCTTGAGACGACGGTCGGACATCATCGCTATGCCAGCTCCGCCCATTGCAGCCCCCAGCAGCCCCTCCGTGGCAGTCGGCGCGCCTGCGAGGGCACCATAGCGACCCGTACGAGCGTTCTCGATGCCTTGGAGGCCCTGCATCTCGCTTTGCCGGGACTGAAGCCCCACGTTCATACCGCCGGTCATGCGAGCCTGTTCGTTCTGAGCAAATAGCTTCTGCGCAAGGTCGCGCTCCTGCATCGCCGCGAGCGCAGCCTGTCCGCTCATCCCTGCCCCGAGGCGGGCCGAGTTCATCATGGCCGTGCGCGCTGCCATCGCTTGGTTCGCGGGGCTTGCACCCGCCGCCATCGATTGTTGAGCAGCCTGGTTTTGCTGGAGGCCCTGGCGAAGCTGCTCGGTCGAGACGAGGTTTCTGCCCTGCATCTGCGCGCCAAGGGCTGCGCTCAGGCCGCCAAGGTTTCTGTCGCTGCGCCCGTAGTTCACCTGCCCCTGGTTGGCGAAGTTGTGGGCCTTGTATGCGGCATAACCAACGTCGCCGTTCGGATCGACGTCGCGAAACTCGTTATTCCCGCGCTCAAGCCCTGAGCGGAGCTTTTTCGCGATGAAACCCTGCGGGGTGTAGTCATACCAGGCCATGATGTTCTCCCTTATGTCTTCTGTGCTGCCGGCAGCCTGTGAAGGCCGCCCCGTTGGCCGAGCTCGAGCGTGATGCCCGAGAGCTTGAACGCCTCGCTGGTCGGATAGGTTGTGAGTTCGCCGACCGCGCGGGCCGTGATTTGGATCTGTAGGGTCGCCATCCTCTGAACGCTCGGACGATGCACCACGATCTCGGGCCCGCCTGCGGTCGTTGGCGACACGGTCCAGAGCTTGGTCTGAAACGCCGTGCTCTCATGATTCCTGAAGAGCTCAATCTTTAGGCTGTGAGCTGTTCGGTATTCGCCGAGCACCCCAATCCCGAGCACCCGCATCGAGCCGAGTGACAGGTCGTTGATGGAAATGGGCGCAGATTTCCAGGTGAGCGAATACAGGTTGGCTTGAGTGAACGCGACCGCCTCGCGCCTCACCTTGGACGGAGTCTCGGACGTTAGCAGCCAGTGCCCGCTCTGCGTGCCGGTGTCGGTAACGTTCCAGTAGCAGGAGCTCCTCGTGAGCGTCTCCTCCCACTCGGACCACGACCCCTCCGGGCCTGCGCCGTAGTCGAAGAGGAGGACCCGAGACGGACTCGCGCAGCGGATTTGCCGCTTGTTCTCAATGAGCGTCACCGAGTTCCAGGCGTCGGAGTTGTAATCCTCGACCTTTTCGCCGACGTAGCGCAGCGAAAACGACCTGTCGAGCAGGTACCAGCCCTTGTTCGAGAAGAAGAAGAGGCCGTTGTCTGTTGCCGTGACGAGGTCGGCCGACGATGCGCCGAGGTTGGTGGAAATGAGCTGAGGAGCGCCGTAGTTCTGCCCGCCCCCGACGTTGTCAAACCCTTCGCCGGGCATTGCATAGATGGCAGTCTCTTTGAAGACCACCAGCGTGTTATTCAGGAACGCAAGCGCGGTGATGTCACCGCCGGTGCTCGGGACGGAAAACGTGAGCTCGTCGCTAAACGCTGCGACCTCGTCTTCGCCGCGCTGTTTGGAGTACCAGACGAGCAGCGGGTTGTAAGCGATGCCGGCGAGGAAGAGCCGTGTATCGCTGGCTGCGATGATACTCGCAGCTGGTGGCGCGACGTTTACCAGAACGTTTTGGTTTTCGTAAAACGTCTCCTTGGTCGCAAGGGTTACGTCGGCCATGTCGTCGTCAAACGTCGTGTTCGAGACGGTGGGCTGAATTATCTGATTGTAGACGTAGCTGTTGGCACCCGACGTCGTCGCAGGGTTGCTCCCTGTTGCCAGATAGAACAGCACAGGGTCTGTGGGGTTCACGGTGGTACGCCAGAGCTCGAACGCTGCTTGCGCCCGACCTGCCAGCCCGCCGTCTGAGTCTGGCTTGTTTACGCCCTTTCGGGTGAAGTTGACTGCGCCTGCGTTCGTCATCCTGCCGCTGTCGTTTGAAACGGCCGTGATGGTGTCCCACGCAAGGCTCCCCGACCGGTCGGTCTCCCCCTTGGCGTTGTCCCAGCGAAGGCTTGCCTGATACGTGTACTCGCCCGCCGAGAGGCTGCCGCCGCTGCCGAGCGCTGTCATGTTCAGGTAATAGGGGACGACGTGGAAGCCAACCTCCGTCACACCTTCGCCGTCGTATTGGCAGACCTGCCCACCAGCAATGTAGAGCGTGCGCCCGAGACGGGCCACGCGACGAGCCTCGTCGCAATCAAACTCCACTTCGACATCGCGAGGGCCGCGGTCTGCGAAATTGCTCCCGCCGTCCTCGCCGATGGGGACGCGCCGTCGCTCGGTGCCGCAGAAGCTATACTTGTTCGTCGCGGTGTTCTGGACGTTTGGCAGCCAGCCCTCGACTGCCGCCGCCGACGTGTCTCCGCCAGAGAAGCCCCCGCAGACAGCTTGCGCGGCCTTGGCGACGAGCAGCCCGTCGTCTCGGTAGAGAAAATACGTGTTTTGCACCTGCGCCGTGATGCCCTCTCGGACGTTCGACTGCACCACGAACGCCACCCAGACGAACACCCTGCCGTCATGGTTGAACGCACGCGACGCTACCACTGCATAGTCGCAGAGGCTAAGCTGCCCGGCCCCCGACCCCCTGGCGCCTCCTGTGTCGATCCAGTTGACGGTGGTATCGTACTGATTCGTCGCGGCCTCATAGTCCCCGTTGACCGTGGCCGAAAAGATGTAGCAGCGATACGCGCCAGAATCCTGCGTCGAGCGAAACGCTGCCGTGACGAAGCGCTCGGCTCCCGCGGTGAACCCTGATGCTTCGATCGCCTGGGACGTGTGCACGTCCGCGAATGCGATCGAAAGAATGTCCGACGTGAGCGTCGTCCCATCGGTTCGCGCCACGCAAATCCCTGTCGAGTAGTCTGCGGTGACCGCAACAGCGATCGGGCCGTCGCACGTTCGGCCCTTGGTGTTCGCAGTGACGGTCGGCGTTGTGCCGCTGTTGGTGATCGACGCGTATCCGTAGGCCGTGGTCACGGTCCGGCGCCAGACCGCCACCGATGACGTGGCAGAGAGCGCGGTGACGTCGTACGAGACGTCGTAATTGGTGGCCACGCTTGTCCAAGCTGCCGCGGCGGTGGATGCGATCAGCGCCGCGGTGGACGTGTCGATGACCTTGACGGAAAGCGTGTTGGTTGCAGTCTGGGCGAACAGCTGGACATATCGCGACGACGACCCCTGCGAGAACCTTGGCTTGGTGGTGTTAGCCCCGAGGCTTGTTGGCCGGACGATGGTCGCCCCGGTGTTCTTGTCCCTGGCCGCAACGAAGACAGCCGTCGCCCCGTCCCCGTTGTCGAGCCAAGCGTAGAGGATGACCGAACCGGTATCCCATCGCTCGCAAAGCGTCTGCTCGGTGTTCTTCGTGAACACGCTCCGCTCGGTGACCTTGGGCGCCAAATAGACACCGCGCGAGATGAAGCTGTCTTCGGCGTCCGACCAGCTGTAGAGAGCGTCTTTGGTGAAGAGCAACAGCTCGTCACCGAAGGGCACCAGCTTGCGCCCGTCTGTCTGGGTCGTAATCTGCGTGTACGGGTTGCGCGTCTGATAGCCGCCGGCCTCGTCAAACAGTGCGTTTTTGAGAACGGACGCGTTAGGCGGACGCACGAGACGTGAGTCGCTCTTGCTGTCGAGCCCTCCGCCGAACGGAATCTGCACCGTTGCTTTTTGCATCTACGCTTTCACTTCTCGGCAAATGATCCGCGACCACTCGGACTCAAGGGTTACCGTGTTGGCGCCGGTGGTGGACGTGCAGCGAAGGCCAACGGTCGCCCCGCCCGTGAGCCACGCCATCGCGCCGATGGCCGAGCTTGTGTTGCCAGTGTTGGTGGCGCTCGTTTCGAATCCCGTCAAACCGATCGCCGTGTTCGTGCTCGCCGGGTACGAGTAGAACCGGAACTGGGCCGTTCCGAGAGCCGAGTGCGTGAGCGCCACCTGAGCGTGAACCTCCCACTGATGCCCTGGCGTGTTGGTGGGCAGCGTGATAATTCCCGCCGAAACCGTGACCCCGTGGCTGGTCGATCCGTCAGAGACGGTGTCGAACGCGGTGACCAGGTCGGGGACGGACTCATCAATGCCCGCCTGGTCCGCGCTCGCCGTAACAACCGCCCACGCCCCGACGATGCTCCCGGTAAGGTCCGAGACGTCGGCATCCAACAACTCCACGGCCCTGGTAAGCGCCCGGAGAGTCTCGGCGTGCGACCTTCTGGTACGCTCGGCCGCTGGCTCCGCGAGCGTCTCGTCGGTGAAGTTTGGGATGCGAACCGTCATCGCGGCCAGAACTCACCCTCGTCGCGGAAGACGTCGCTAAAGCCCTCGAGTACCGGACGCCGGGGACTGTTCAGCGCCCGAAGGACAGCCCACTCATGTAGGCGTGCCCTGGCGTCGTTCCGGTCGTCCTTGAGCGAAACCAGGAGGCCCTGCTCGGCCTCTTCTTTGGTGAGAATCTTGAGAGCGACGTGCGCCACGATGAACTCTTCGCCGTCTGGCGTCACCACGTCGATAACGGCCGCAGTGGGCGTAGACGATAAGTCCACAGCCTGCGGCGCATAGGTGTGAACGTAGCGCTGGCCGGCTGTCGGGTTCGGATGGAGGAAAATCTGGTGGCCCTTGATCGAGTAGGCCATGGCCGTCCCGCTCCGCCCTGAGAACTGGTGCCGCTCCTGGACCATAAGCTCAGACAGCGGGCGCCTCTCGTTGGTGGCGGTGCTTACGACATACTCAACGCCGACCGTGGACAGGTAGTTGGGCGGCAACGAGTAGCTGCCCCCGCCCCCGCGCATGTCGGTGATGGAGAATCCGGTGTTGGCCACGCTGTCGAAAGACTGCTGATTGCCCGCAAAGCCGGTGGCGTCATGGATGAGCGCGACCGTCCCCGCCGAGTTCGTGGCCGAGATGCGAAAGCTTGTGCCGTCTGCGTGCGTCGCAGCGTCGATTGCCGTCTCGGCCCGTGCGCCCACCTCGGTTGCCGAGGTGTCGCTCGAAACGTTGATGCGGACGTTGCCCTGGACGAGCACCCCGGAGCCGTCAACGTCGAACTCAAACGTGAGCGGGCCGTAGCCGTCGTGAAGCGTAAAGGTCTCGCCGTCTACGAGGCTCGCCTTGGCCACGCAAACGAGTGTGCCGGTGGCGTAGGTGTCGGCGATGGTCGTGATTTCCTGCTCGGATTCGAAATAGCGCATCCCCGAAGCGGTCAAGATCGACGTGAGCTCCCCGTATGCCGTGGAGATGAGCCCTTTGAGCTCAGCATCCGAGACGAATTCGGAGTCTTCCTGGTCCGCGCGCTGGCGGCACCGCGTCATCAACGCAGACAGTGTGAAATTACGCGCCATTTTCCCCTAAAAACGGAGAGGCGAGCCGAGGCCCGCCCCTCCGGTCGGTTGATTACCCGGCAACCGCGGTCTGCTTGAACTTGACAGTCCCGTTCAGCCACTCGAGGGCTGCGAGGTCGGTCAAGGTGCCGCTCTCGTACAGATAGACATCGAGCGTAAATGCGCTCGTGTCATAGGCCCCGTGAACTGCCTCATAGTTCCGCACGTCTGCGGGCGTCGTGGCCTGGAAGCTCCAGACCGCGCCAGCGAACACGCCCGGGTTTTCGGGCCACGTGAGGCGAAAGCGTCCCGTGCTTACGTACGAGAGCGCAACGCCGCTCGTGGTGTTGGTGACCTCGGTAACAGCAGCACTGCCGCCGACGCCGAGGACTTCATAAGTGACCAGCTCGGGCTCGGCCGACCTGCTTGTGTATCCCCCCATGCTATCGCTCCCAATATCCGAGTTCGAGCTCAAACGAGCTCGCCGCGGTCTGTGCCGTTTGGTGAATCGAGAACACGAACTGATCTGTGGGCCCGAGCACAACCGGCGGATGTTTGATGAGGATGTTGGCAACCGCCGCTCCTGCGACGGCGTGAGCGGCCGGAAGGGCCGGCTGCCCGCCGAAGTCGAAGGTGTAGACGTCGCCAACAACAGCGATGACGTTGCGGACAAGGCCGTTCGAGATCAGGCGCGCTGCCGACGAAGCCGCTGCCGAAGCCACAGCGCCAAACTGCACCGTCGCCTTGGTGGTCTCGGTCGATTGCATGTTGACGTTCACCGGCGTAATGGCCGAGCCGCCCGAGCCGATACGGGTTGCGCCCGTGTCAAGCTTAGAGACGTATCGGACATCGGAGCCGTTGGCGCCTGCCGCAGTCACGGTAAGCCGCAGGTAGTCGAGGTAGATTCTCGTACCCTCGGCCGCCGTGGCGAAGTTGCGAACGAAGAGCAGAGACTCCGCGTCCGCAAATGCACCCGTCGCCGCGATGCCGGCAATGCCGGTTCCGGGCGTTGGATTGGTCGCCATGAAATAGCGACCCTCGTCCGCGTGACGGTAGGCAGGCTTTGACAACACCTGAACGAGCTGCTCGCCGCGACGCCCGAGGGCAAGCGGCGCTTCGTTGTTATCCGTGTTCGTCGAGTGCCAAGTCTGAGAGGCTACGCCATAGGGCTTGGTTGGATCTGCTGTCATTGTTTTCCGGCCCCTTTCTTAGATAGCGAAGACGCCCCAGGAGGCCGGGCGCTTGTGGATGACGTTACCCATGTGACGGACGCGGGCTTCGATGCCGTCGTCTGCCGCTTGGCGCAGATTCGGCCGGCCATCATCGGAGATGATATGGACGAATCCTTTGAGGTGCTTGATGTAGACGTCCTCAAGCTTGCCGGCATAGCCGCGATTCATCGGCAGATCCGGGTCCGAGATGAGCTTGATGGAGCCAGCCGGGGTGTGGATGTCGATTGACTCGAATCCATACGCCGCCTTCATCCCGCCGCCGTCGTAACAGACCTTGGCATTGAGACGCCGGACGACCTGCCAGAAGTTGATCGGGTTCAAGAATCCGACGTTGGCTTTCTGGCCGCTCTGGCGGATCTTGACGCCAAGGAGACCCGTGTTCTCCTCGATTGGGGTCGAGGTGTCGTTGATGCGAGCACCGGCTAGGAGCCGGTTGTCCTCGAACCGATCGACGCCGCGGAAGGTCGCACCCGCGGTCGGGGCGGTCAGCGGAATGAGGTCCGACATCCCGTCCCAGCAGGTGATGTTTCCCGAACGAAACAGATAGTCGTTGTTCGAGAACGATGCGATCTGCGACTGGTCGGTCAGGGTGACCGTGCCGGCGTCCATGTCCACAGCCGCCACCGTGGTGGTGCCGGTACGCGGAGCGGAGCCGTCTGCGTTAGACGACGCCATCACCAGCATGCCCCGTTTGAAGTTCCGGGCATCGTCGGCAACGGTGAGCGTCACGGTGTTCGAGTTGATGCTCGAACGACGGCCGCGGTTACCGGTACCATCGCGCCAGAAGTCGAAGGCGAGGGTGTCGCCAACTTCTTCAAGCACGCCTTCGGTCTCGGTGGTGACAAGGTCCATAAAGGCGCCCTTGTTGTCCTCGGACGCCGCCATGGCTTCACCGTCGAGGGTGATGTAGCCGTAGGTCTTGGCGCGAGCCGCCGCCCACTGCACGCCACTCGAAGAGTTGACGGCGGTGATGGCGGAGCCGAGGCTATTACCGATGCCCTGCGGGTTGCCGTATTTGGTGTGATAGTAAAACGAGAGCCCCGTCCAGCCCGCTTCTTTGCGGAACATGGTGAGGGCTGCGTGGTCTCTAGAAGCGACATCCCCTGCTTGGTTGTCGCCATACAGCCGCTTAAAAAGATAGGCGGCGGTACTGGTGGTACTTGCGCTCGGCATAAAAATTCACCCCTTGTGTGTTGGCGAAGCCAGCGCTCACCCGCTTAGGTTCCGATGCGGCCCTCTTCGAGCTCGCGGCGGACCTCGTCCATAAGCTCTTGACGAGTTTTTGGAGCGGTGGAACGCGGCTTGGTTGATTTGGAAAGATCCGTACTGAGTGTCTTTGCCGTTTTGTTCTCGCCGGCAGGGGTGGGTTTTGACTTCGTTCTCGAAGCGAACGCCGACAGATCGACGCCGTCCTCTTCGAGTTCTTTTCTGCGAATCTTTTCGACCTCGCGGGCCACGTCTATCGGGTCCGGGGTCTCGCCTGTGGCATCGAGCAAGCGCACCGCGACGTCTGCGAGCCGCTGCTCTGCTCTGGCCGGGTTCTTCTCGAGCCAGTTCCGAAGGATTGGCGTCTCGTCGCTGGCTGCGCGCGCTACCTTCTGGATGTACTCCTGCGCCTGGCGCTCGTAGGACTGCTGCGCGAGCTGCTGCTTTACCTCTGCCATCTCGCGGCGCGTTGCCGTGAGCTCGTCGGCGTACTCGCGCTCACGCATCTCGCGGGCTGCCTGTTCGCGGAGCCGCGGGTCGGCCTGAGCGGCTTTGCTGCGCGCGTAAACTTGTTTGGCTGCGAGCTCGAGGGCGTCCTCGCCCACGCCGAGCTCGATGAGGAGTCCGGCCGGGTCGTACTTGGCGCGCTGCGCTGCTCGCTCGAGCTGTTCAAGCCGGTCAAGCTTTGGCTGAAGCTGTCGGACGTGTGACTCAAACCTTTCGCGCTCAGCTGCGATGGCTTCCTTTTGCCGACGCTCCGCCTGCTGGATGACATCCAGGCGCTTTTGCAGGTCCTTGTCCGGCGCCTCTTTGGGAGCCGTCTCCGCCTTGTCGGGCAGAGTGTCAGGTTCGTCTCCGGGGTCTGCCTCGTCGGACGCAGGAGCGGGGGCCTCTTCCGTCTCCGTCTCCGCATCGTTTGCCTCATCGACGGACTCTGGCGCTGCTTCTTCGGGTGCGTCGTCGGACGGGGTTTCCGTCTTCTCGACCGCCGCGGGTGTTTCGTTTGCGGCTCCTGCCTCGAGCTCCGCCAACACCTTCGAACGCAAATCGGGCGCTACCGCTGGGGCTTTCGCCTGCGGGGCCGCCTCTTGGGCTTCCTGCATCGTCTCTCCTTAGGGTTCTGTCTTCGTTAGGCCGGGGTTACGCCAATCGCCTCCGGCGCAATCGCCGGGGTGGGCGCTACCTGTTCGGGCCCGCCTTGCATCTGCGCCATCGCCGGGTCTTGGCCCTGCATGGACAGAAGGAACGCCGCGTTCGTGATGTACTCGCGCAGCGCCTCGAGAATCTCTTCGGGCGCGTCTTCGCTCCGAACCTTCAAATACTCCTGCTGGCCTCGCCAGACGAGCATCTTCAGGTTTTGGAACGGCTCAGGCGCCATGTCCTTGCCGTCGAGAATCTCCTCGAGGCAGTACTCGATGTCTTCGAGCGCGCTCGTGTAGAGGCTCATCGCGCGCTCAAGGTCCGGGTGCCGGATGAGGCGCCGTGCCTCGTCCATCGAAATCAGGCCGCCCTGGGCGAACTCCATGACGAGCTGGAGGCGTCCGGCTGGCGTACGCGAGAGCGTGGAGGCTGCGGCTATCTGGACGCGAATCTCGACCGGGTCAACCTTGCCCCAGGGGATTTTCTTGGCGCCGAATCGGTGGTGTCGCGTGATGACCGGGGCTTTGCTGCCGAGCTTTTTGCAGCAATCGAGCATCCGCACGATGACGGCGAGGCGGAACCGCTCCCAGTACTTTTCCTGGATCGCGAAACGCTGAGTCGTCTGGTCGCGGTACTCGCGGAGAGCCACGCCCGAGTCCAACCCTGCCGGCTTGGCACCGGTGGCGCCGAGGCGCGACATGCCGGTCTCTTCATACGAGCCGTCGTTGAGTTCTTGGCGACGAGCGCGGCCTTCGTTGGAGAAGCCCTGCGGGATGACGGTAATCGGCGGTTGGTCTTTGTAGACGCCAAAGCGCCCGAGCTGGTTCACCGAGCGAACGGCGATGTTGGCGTCCGCCATCCGCACCCATGTCGTCGGAACGGCGAAGCGGTCGCGACAGGCGTCTTCCTGAAAGTTGAGTTTGTTGACTTCGCGCTGCCGGCCAGCGAGACGCTCGCCAAGGCCGATGCCGTGCCAGCCCTTGTCGCGCTCAGACCAGATGACGCGGACGATCGGAAACTCTTCCTCGTTAAACTCTTCGTGGACGAGTTCGCAGCCGTCGATCGAAATCACGTGGCGCTGGCCGAGGTACCAGCTTTCCACCACAAGCACGTCGTCGCGCTCGAACTGGCGATAGGAAACAAGCTGGCGCCAGGTCGAGCCGGAGCTGCCGCCCTGGGCTCTGCCGATCTGCTCCTCATGCTCGGGGAACTCGGCGATGAGCTTCTCCTTCGGCACCACCATCACGTGGTGCATCTGGCGAGGCTTGCCGGAGACGCGGCACTCGACTTCGTCCACGCGGATGTCGTCAACCATGACCCGCTCGACGCAGATCTTGTCTTTGCTGTTGATGTAGACTTTGACGAGCCCGGTGCCCTTGAGGCTCGCGTCTTTGAACGCGCGCCGACAGACCTCGGCGCCGTCGAGAAGCTTGTCGAGTCCCTCGGCGTACCACTCGAGATGACGGGCGAGGCGCTGCGCACCCCAGTCAGCGTCGTCCGTCATGAAACGCGCGCGGACGTCGGTCACTGCGATGACGGCGTTCACAGAATCTACGTTGGTGGCGACGAAGTTTTCCGAGACCTGCGTCATCGGACCGCGGCCACGATCCCAGGAGACCTCGAGACCCGAGATGTCGTGCGGATCGTAGAGCACGGCGAGCTTTAGGAAGCGCTCGTAGAGCTCGGATTGCGCGCTCTCAAGTCCCGCGATGTACGCAAAGACCTTGTCGCTCGTTTCCCCTTCAGGGGCCTCGTACCATTGCATTAAGAGAACTCTTCTTCGGTGGACTTACGATTGAGCCGCGGCATGGAGCCGCCAAAGGTCGCCGGGTCGTTGAGTGGGTCGCCCCAGTCGTCCTCGATGCGAGGCGGAGACGATGGCAAGGTCGGTTCCGGTGGCGCCAGGTCCACTTCGAGGCCCTCGAGCTTGATGCGAGTGACACCTGCTTCGCGCAGCGGCTTGGCGTGCGTACGGAGCAGGCGCAAAAGGTCGGATGGTCTCGTTGCCATTGTTTCTCTCAGTCAAAGAAGCGATCGAAGCTGTCGTCGCCGAGGTAGTTCTCGAACTCGTCCGGCGCCTTCGCTGCCCGGTCTTCTTCCGCCTTCGCCTCGAGCTCGCGTGCCGCCAGCGACCCGCGCCGCGGCTTGGCCTCAGGCAATGACTCTTGGAAGAGGTGCATCGCGCGCCTGCGCGCATAAACGAAAGCGTCGCTCGCGTCGTTTCGGTCGCCGCGCTTCTCCTTTAGGCGCCCGTATTCGTCGGCCACCCACTGGAGATGCATGAGCTGTTTTTCAAGCTCGGACCCTTTGAGGATCTTGATGCGCCCGTCTACGAAGTCACCGTTCGTGATTTCGATGGCGTCAAACTTCTGCTTCTGCTCGGCCTTCTGCGCACGAATCTGATAAACGCTCGCGAGCTCGTCCAAGACCGCACCACCCAAGCCGCTCATGTCGGCATCGAACGCGTCCGGGTAGCCGGTTATCTTGAAGATGCCCCGGGGCCTTGCGTGAGCCGCCTCGACGGCGTCTTGCGTGTCGAGCCCCGGGCCAAGGAGCAGCTCGGCAATCGTCCGAGCAAACATCTTCGGCTTGGTGAACTCGTAGACGTGATAGAGCGTCGGAGACGTGGGCGCGTACGCAACGACTTGCAGCGCAAACGGGTCTGAGTGCCCCATGTCTGCGCCGTAGACGAAGCGCCA